ATGACCCTGATTAAGGGGGTGTTGTTTTGTCGCGGTTTCACCATCCGCGCGGATATGTTAACTCAGCCGTTAACAAGACAATTGGGGTTACCGCTTAACCTAAGAGCGGCTCTCTATTTAACATCCCCAACTGTAGTCATTAACCAATTTAATGACTCAGAGGTTGGTGTACTCTTTGATAAACGTACCAACCATTTTTTCTCAATATCAACAACTTTGACAATGTGTTGTGATTTGAGTAGACTGTTTCGCCATGCGATATGCTACCACATACTTTCGTTAGTTTCCTCGATAGCTTAAACACATTAACTAACTTCAGAAAAGTATGCATCCATATCAGCACCAGGTTCAACGTAACAAGACAGTCCGTAAGTGGCTATTCTTCTGGGTATTTTAGAATATTTAACCACATTGTTGTGTATGGCACCCTCCATACTAAGGAATTCGAAACAGGAATCACTGATATTAAGACCATCATAGATTTATCCAAGACCATGTTTTCTACCGTCCTTTGCGGTATTATAAAAAGTTTCAAATCTTCGATTGATTAACTCCTTTTTATCTTTGTTGATGATCATTAAAACGTCATCACCAGCTAATAAGGGCCAATAATCAGTGCCTAAGACCAAAGCCTCCCTATCTTATCCTTCAAATTGTCTATACATATCACTAATTATTTCACCTAAAGTGGTCTATATGTATGCAAAAGCTCTGTCGGAATTGAATATGGAAGTTGTAGCGCAACCAGAAGCCTATGTACCTTTTAATATACCTTCCAATACTACGTTTTTATTTCGGCCAAAGGGAGCCTTTTTCTTTAGGATTCTCATGGGGAATTCAAAACGGAGATTGGTCGAACGTGCATGTTTGAGAACAATATCAGCCCATCTCAACGGCATATTCATATTACGGCACAATGTGGGCAAAACCTTGTCTAATATGTAACAGTCAAATGCTTTCTTATTCTCAGCGTTTTAACAACTATCAAATTAGCTGTGGTCAAAACAAGCAAAACAGGGATTTTTGACATTGGCCCAAGCAGTTTCAATCGCACTAGTAAGTTAGTCTTTGGTTTTACCTAACATTAAGAAGTCATGATATGTGTATTGACCGAATACTTATGACTTTAGTAAAATATTCGTGTACTACTTTATAACCCATTAATATAAGTATTTAAAACCATTACTAAACGCAGCTATGCATCGAGGGCGGTTCTTCTCAAAATCTGATTCACTGTATCTGTGTTTCATCTTATGTCCGTAAAATTTTTCCTTGGATTTGGCAAAGAATGTTAATTTATCACTGACGTAACCGGTCTTGATCAATTTATCACGACCAGTTACACATTCTCGTCTCTTAGCAGGTTCCAATGTAGCAAGAAATTCATCTGA